AACAGTTTGATTCCATCTCCGGTGTATCATTCTTGCCGAAGTCAGACCACACGTATGAACAGGCTCCATTCGAGTCTTGCACAGTAGAACAGTACCTCGCCTTTCCGAGGACTGTAATCGACTTCAGCCAGCTATATCTCTATGAGCTTGAAGACACGACCACATCATCACACACAATGGCTTGCGCCGCTAACGGTTGCGAGCTCAAGTAAGGAGAAACAACCATGATTCCAACCAACCTATCATTTAAAGTCATGCGGGGCCTAGCCCTCAATGACGCAGAGCAGGGTATCCTCCTCAGCAGTATGCTGCGGGCCCTCGAAGAACTTCAACAAACAGTCATCCAGCAAGGAAGGACCATCAATGAACTATCCGTATCTCGACCCCGAGTGGATTCCAATCCTCAAGCAGTGGATTCTACCGAGCCGGTACGACTCAAGTCTAACAAGTGACCAGATCGCCCGCGAGTCAGCCTACTGGGCTGGCAAGCTTGACATCGCCTCACGACTAGAGCGCATCACCATCGCGCAGGAAAAGGACAAGGGCCATGCCAAGTAACCCAAGCATTGCAGCTCAGCGCCTTGAAGCCGCGTCTCTACGGGCTCAGGCCCGACCGGTATATGAGGCGTCACCGCTAGAGACATACTACGGTGGTGTCAACCAACAATACACCGCCCTCGCAGCCAAGGCTCAGGCTAGCATCGACAAGCAGACAGCTGCTATTGATTCTGTCTACGCAAAGAACCCGTTTGTCATACAGGCCGCTGCAAAGCGAGCACTAGACAAGCAATGGGCAGCTGAGGATAAGGTTATCGCGTCTGGGCAAATGAACGCCTTCACCCGAAAGTACAACACACCAGAAATGGTTGCAAAGAGACGAGCCAAGGAGCTAGCAGACGCAACTATGGCCGGTCTAAGTGGATCTGTTCAGAGGCTGTACAATGCAGACGGCACACGTAGTTCTACCGACATGATCGGTAAGTCCACATACTACGTCAAGAATGGAATGTCGTGGTCTGATCCAAACAATCCCGATCCATACAACCAAGTCAGCGGGCTTTCCCGCACCATGGTTGAAAGCACGTGGGCAGCCGACAAGCAGAGCTACGGCCAACAAGCTACGGACGCAGCGGATTCACTGGCTAAGGAAACAGCAGTAAGCCGCGCATACCAAGACATTCGCTTTAACCAGATGAAGGCCGAGAAGATGGCCGCGTTTGATGGAACACTAAACACATACAATGGACCCTCGGCTGTCGAGGAACCACTTACCAACAAGAAACGGAGCATTTTAAATGGGGGGACGTCCTAAAATCTCAGGCGGCATGAGTGCCGCAGAACACGAAAAACTACTAGCAGACGAGCGCCGCTACCAAAAGGAGCAGGAAGACTTCCGTCGTGCGCAAGCACTACAAGACGAGAAGGACCGCATTCAACGCGCAGCAGACGAGAAAGATCGTATTGCAGCCGAAGAACAAGCTCGCATTGCCAATATCAAAGATCAGGAAGCCATGGCTGTCCTTGAGGGCAATGAACAAGACACTGCCGTTGGTAAGACCAAGATCAAGAACCTCGACTTCTTTACCGCACTCGGTACCGGAGTCGTTAACCAAGGGACTAAACCCAAGTGAACCTACTATCAAGGTTTAGAATCCTTGATGGCCAGCGTCTCTCTAAGATGAACCGCTCACGCGGCTGCGCTGCACTAACTATTCCACTACTGTTGCCGCCGGATGGCTGGGGCGAGGAGCTATCGCTTCCTCAGACCTATAGTTCCGTCGCAGCCCGTGGAGTAACCTCACTAAGTTCCCGTATCCTGAGTGCGTTGATTCCCCTCAACGACTCGCCCTTCTTCGCCTTTGGCATGAAGGATGGATCGGCACCGCCGCATGAGGTTGCAGCCTATCTTGAGACCCTGAGCTATCAGGTATACCGAAAGCTCATCAGCACCAACCTACGAGAGACCGTCTTCCAAGCACTACAATCATTGATTGTTGCCGGCGACAGTCTCATTATGATGGATGACGACTACTTCTTCTGCACATACCGCCTCGACCAGTTCGTCGTACAGCGTGATGTGATGGGCGAAGTGATCGAACTCCTCCACCTCGAGTACGAAGTAGTTGACCCTAACGATATCCGGTTCCAATCCGGTGACATCGAGCACATCAACGGCTTCCGTACCTTGGTCTGTCAGTATCTCTACAATGAGGAGACTCATCTGTGGACGTACCACAAGGAAGACTCCGAAGGAGTCACACAAGGTCACGGAGAGTACATCGTTCCACCGTTCGCCGTCCTTCGCTGGACTGCAATGACCGGCGAGAACTATGGCCGCTCCCACTGCGAGGACATCATCGGAGATCTCAAGTCTCTCGAGGCGTTCACTCGCGCACAGATCGAAGGACTTGCCGCCGCATCCACATTCTGGATTGCAGTAGACCCGTCCGGCACGACCGAAGTAGACGACATCGCGAAGAGCCGTAACGGCGCCTTCGTTGCTGCCCGTCAAAGCGACGTGTACACGATCTCACCAGCTACCACCATGACATCACAGGTTCAAGCAGCGGGTTCCGCTGTCGAGAACATGCGTCGGGAGGTAGGACAAGCGTTCCTATCTACCGGTCAGGCCATCCCCAGTGGTGACCGCGTCACGGCAACCGCCGTCCGCATGATCGGTTCAGAGCTAGAGACCATCCTCGGTGGTGCTTTCTCAAGCATCGCCCGCACACTCATGGAGCCAGTCGTCAAGCGTTGCCTAGTGCAGATGCTCGATGACGAGCTACTTGATCAGCGGCTCACCGAGCAGTTCTTTGCTGAGGACTCTACCCTAGCGGTAGACATCATCACCGGACTACAGGCTCTCAGCCGCGACTCAGACCTCCAGAAGCTCATGCAAATGGGCGAGATGGTCCGCAACCTACCACCAGAGGCTATCAAGACATTCCGTTGGGATGCCTATAGCTCTGCCCTCATCTCCGCACTTGGCTTCGATCCACGTATGTGGGTCAAGGACGAGGCAACTGTTAAGGCAGAAGGCGACGAAGCCACTCAACAGCAGATGAAGAACAACACTCAGGGTATGGTTGCCCAAGCCGGAGCTCAGGCTGCCGGACAAGCAATGGGCGGCATGGCTCAACAGGCTATGCAAGACCCAGCTATTGCTGAACAGGCAATGCAGACCATGCAGGAAGGAATGCAGCAATGAGTCTAGAAGGCATTCACTCATCAAACAACAATCCAAACATCTCATCGGTAAATAGCGTTGACTACTATGTCCACGATGATCTATCGGTAGATGTCAAGATCAACCAGATGATCCACGTTGGTCGCTTTGCCACACAGGCCGATGCAACCAAGGCCGTTAAAGGTATTCTTGTACGCTGTGGCGCACGGGATACAACCGGCCGACTGGCTGCACTCCTTGCATCCGGTAAAGTAATTACACACACACTCTAAGAAGGACAAACAATGTCAGATGTACCAACGACTCCCTCAGGGGAACAATCAGCGGCACCAGTATCAGCGGCCGTAGCCCGTGAGGCAGCGGCTTTCGAGAACCATGTCACTCAGAACAACGTAGCCATCCCCGAGAATTTCAAATCGGTCGGCGACTGGTTCAACTCGCTCAAGTCAGCGCAGGGTGAGTACACAAAGGCTCGACAAGAAATCGCAACACTACGTCAACAGGCAGCACCTGTGGCAGCACCAGTGGTACCAGCTCAGGAGCAACCGGTCGGGGAATCAACCCCGTCGATTCCTGAGGAACTGCGCATCCCCGAAGCGCCAAAGGCACCGCCAGTTGATGAGACGAAGGCAACCAAGGAACAGTTGACACAGGAAGAGTGGACCAAGTACTCGACCGAGTTCGCTGTCAGTAACTCTCTATCGGAGACTACGCTGGCAGAGATCAAGGCGAAGACCAATCTACCTGACTTTGTCATCCAAGACTTCCTACAGGGCCAGAAGGCCCGCCTTCAGCAAGCTTACGCAGAAGCAGCCACCCGTGTCGGAGGAAAGGATACACTTGCCAAGGTCTTTGATTGGGCCAGCAAGAATCTCTCCACAGCGGAACAGGCCAACGTCAATGCGTCGCTCGCTTCACCTTCATGGGAGATGACACTTCTAGGTCTTAAGGCTAAGTACGAACAAGCCGCCTCGAAGCTAACCTCCAACGAACCCGTAAAGGCAGGGGCAAAGGCAGTAGCCGCCGTAACGGCAGTTACTACTAACAACATGCCCTATACCTCCAAGGGTGAGTTCCTCTCAGAGCGTTATGATCCACGCTATGCCAAGGATCCAAAATTCCGCGCGGCAGTCGAAAGTCGAATGTCCCGCACATCTTTCAACAATCTCTATTAAACAAGGACAACTAAGCTATGGCTTATCCAGATCTATCAGCAACTGCAATGCGTACCGACATGACCATCGGTGTCGCAGGTCCAGTCGTCGGAGCTAACAAGCTCTGGCTCTCCGTTTTCTCCGGTGAGACTCTCGCCGCCTACGACCAGTCCAACATCTTCGAGCAGCTCGTCGACCACAAGGTCCTCAGCGGTGGCGTTGCTTGGGAATTCCCAGTAACCGGCACCGTCAGCATCGTCTCAGCATGGAACGCGGGCGTTGAGCTCAGCGGAAACAGCAGCACCACTGCTTCTTCCACCATCGCTGTCAAGCTCGACAAGCGTCCAATCGCTGCTCACTTCGAGATCGACAACATCGACCTCATGCAGAGCCAGTGGGAATTCCGCGCCGAGCTCGCTCGTCAAGCCGGTCTCTCCCTCGCCAACGCCCGTGACAAGCAGATCGCTGCTTACATCGGTCGCGCTGCTGCCGAGGCTCCTCTAGCTGCCGATCCACGTGGTATCGTTGCTGGTCCAGTATTCCCATCGCTCCTCTTCAAGGACCTTGGCGCTGGCATCAACACCGGTGCTACCGGAGCAGAGCGTTCAGCTGCTGCCCTCGAGGCTCTCCGCGCTGCGGAAGACTTCGTCGTATGGCTACAGACCATCAACGCCCCAACTGATGGCGTTTACATGGCTGTCACCCCACGCGCGTTCCAAGACATCCGTGCACTCGGTGTCGCCCGCACTCAGGCTACCGCACAGGCTTCACAGCCAATGTTCGGTGGCGCAGAGCTCTCCGGTGGACTCGGCATGGGACTCTCACAGGGTCTCAACAACCTCACTGACTCCCTCGATTACATGGGCGTCAAGATCATCAAGTCCAACCACCTCCCAGTTGCCAACTACGCCGCTGGCGCAATTGGTGAAGCACGTTACAACCTCCAGTTCGCTGATGCGGGCTGCGTTGGTCTCATCTTCCAGAAGGCTTGCGTTGCTTCGCTCAAGCTTCAGGGCCTCAAGGTCGACACCGTCGATGACGTTCGCCGCAACACAACCTTCACGGTTGCTAGCGCCATGAACGGCACCGGCGTCCTTCGCCCAGAGTGCGCTGCTATGCTCATCGGCGACATCGCCGCGAACACCGCTGCCTCCGGCAAGATGTTCGTCACCGGCCCAACCGTCAACACCACTGTTGACGCTGCTTGGTCTGGCGGCACCGAAGCAGGAGTAGCCCGTGGTTACCTCCGCACCAGCCTCGTCATGACCGCAGAGTTCGGCGCTACCGCGTCCGCTGCGTTCCCATACCTCAACACTTGATGTTGATGTGTGAGAGTCTGTAAGATGTGATTCAACCCTTCCAAGAAGGGACAAGTGATCGTCAGCATCTCCTCGCAGTAACCTGCTGCGTTGTATCCGGCTGCTCCCCGAAAGGGGAGTGGCTGGTTTCCCAGTCAAACTCGTTTCCCGTTCATACACATCCAACAAAGGATGGCATACCCCTAACACAAGGATTACCCTATGGGTTACCTCAGCAAACTAAACGCAGTTAATCTAATGCTTCTCGCCTCGGGCGAGTCGCTAGTCGCAGACCTACAAGAAGCCTCGGGCATCGACACCGGCATCTCGGAGTTCCTCCTTGATCAAGCCAGCCTCGACCACCAGCTTCGCGGTCTAGTAGAGAACAAGATCACACGCAAGCACGAACTAACGGTGGCAGGAGAGATCCTACTTGGATACCCTAACACCGATTACCTCGGAGTCTTAGCAGCCTCTCTCGTTGTTCCAATGCGGAACGAAGCCGGAGACCTAATCCAAGTGCGCGTACAGGAGGGCAACCCCCCACGCCTCTGGAACATGACCGACGAGACCCCGACCTTTGAGATCGGTACTTACTATGTCGAGACGGTGAACCTACTTTCGTGGGAACAACTCGACACCGTAGCACAACGGGCCGTTTTGGCCGATGCCATGCGCAAGTATCAGATGATGACGCAGGGTGATACCGGCGCCGACCGTCTACTTGCCGAACAGGTCATGATCTACAAGATCAAGGCCAAGGCAGACAACACCGCCAACGCTAACTACAACATCTTTTCCAACAACCCAACCGCTAACGAGGCCGTTAACCGTACATCAAACGGAAGTGCCCGCCTGTGGAACGGAGGAGTCTAACCTAAATGTCTAGCCCTACTTCAATCTCTATCCAGACCCTATCGTCTGGCGTAGGGCGACAGCCCATGTCCAAGCGGACACCCTACGAAGCACAGGACATCGACAACTGTCTAGTGTCACTCGAGAAGTCAGTTGAGAAGCGACCGGGGTTCGAGGTACTATCCTCATCCCCAACAGTCTTTGATCTCGGCTTTCTCCCAGCAACCCTAGACCCACACTTTGAGTGGTTTACCCTTGATAACGATAACCGCTTTCTGATCATCATCGACAGAGCTTCTCCCACACCGGCATCGAAGCTGTACTATGTGATCAAGGTTGATGGAGATACGTGGACAAACGTAACCCCAGAGTTTCAGTGGGATCCAGCAGATCCAGCTCTGGTCTACAACGCTGCCCCAAGCCAGACCAGCCCCCAGATTGAGCTGTTCACATTCGCCGAAGCCACCAAGGCTGTAGGACAAACAACCTCAGACCGCTACGCAGAACTTCTAGCGGGTGGAATCCTCGATGTGAACTCACGAAACTACCTAGTTCACGGTACGGGGGATACTCGAGACATTCTCAAGACTATCCACTTCGGGTCTAACGTCTTTTACCTAAACACACAAGTATACGCTGGGTTTACCAGCGGTACAAACAACCTTACTGTCAACAACTACGGTCTATCAACCGCACAGGCTGACCTACTTGGACAGAAGGTTACCTACTACACAGCACTCAAGGTTCGCAAAACCACCGATGGCCGGCTGTACCCAAATGGTGCAATCTTGGCGCCGGGGGATGAGTGGGATACTACATTTATTGCTAAGTATATCCCAGTTGAGAACTACGTCTACGGGTCCTTCGAGACCCCATGGCTTGGACAGTCACTCGAGAACTTCGGGGAGCTTCGGCTACCCCCGGGCAAGAATGACTTCTACGCCAACAACTCGGAGCTTGACGAATCACCAGATGACACCACTGCTCGAGACATGCTAGCACTGCTGTACGACCCAGCCACCGCCTTTGCGGATGGTGACGGCGTATCAGATGTTGATGGCCGAGGTAAGGTCTACTTCTGTAACGCCCCATATCTATCACTAGATGCTGGGTACTACCGAATCGTCAACTTCCCAACAAGCGAAACATCTGATCTATCGTCATTGGTGGGAACCGGTACGCCATATACCCAAAAGGTACGGTCACCGGACAACTGCTCAGTGATCGACGCAAGCCGAATGCCACAACAGCTTCAATGGGACGGCCTCAAGTTTGTCTTGGGTCCCATCGACTGGGCCCATCGAACCATCGGAGATCGGGACACCAATCCCGGACCATCTCCCTTCCTCGACGACAACGATGAAGCCCGCCACGTGCACATCACAGCCATGTGCAACTTCCGTGATCGCTTGTTCCTAGCCGCCGGAGACGTTGTCTTCAGCAGCCAGCTAGGTGTACTAAACGATCTATGGATCAAGGACCCAAGCAACGTGGGTGTAGCCGATCCAGTAGACGTCCGCGCCTCCAGTAACTCATACGCCGAGATCATGGCAATGATCCCGTTCGACAACTACCTCTTCCTCAACACAAAGGGTAGTACTCAGTTTGAGCTCAAGGGAGACAACGGACTTATCTCTCCGCTCACCGCAGAGATCTCCCCGACAACCTTCTACTCGACATTGGATCTTGTAGCACCTCAGGTTCTTGGGTCTCAGATTTACTTCTGGGACACTGGCCGACTCTACGTCTACCTCAACCAAGACAGCCGTCAACTCAACACCGCAATCGAAGTGTCTGCAACCGTTCGCGGTTACCTACCAACTGATATCGCGGCGACATGCACAGCCAACGCGCAGTGCTATGTCATCGGCGTAGATGAGAACAACCAATCAGATATCTACATCTACTGCAACCGATTCGCGGGTGACCGAATTGCTCAGAGCGCATTCTGGCGCTACCGCCTAGACACAATGGATTCCATTTATGGCATCAATGTGTGGAATGAGCAGATGTACGTTGTAAGCAAGAGAACAACCGATACAACCGGGTGGTACCTAATGCGTACCAAGCTTGAGTCCGAGGAACTTAACGTGCCTCGACTTGACTACCTGACTCTACTCGAACTAGACGAAGTAAACACTCAGTCTGTTGGCCTAACCAACACGATCACTATCCCCTACGGTATGCCGTCTGAGGATGTGGTAATCGTTCTCAGTGATGACTTTGACGATGATGCCATGTCGGTCTATCCGGCCAGCTCAATCGAAGTCGAGGGAGTATCCACAACCCTAGTGGTTCGTGGTCTCAACCTGTCAGACCACCTCGGTAAGCACATCTATGTTGGGGCTAAGTTCCGAATGCTCATTGAGCTTTCAACTCAGTTCCAGCGTGATCAGAATTCCAACATCATGGAAGGCGTCCTCAATCTAAAGACCCTCACCGTTCGGCACACAAACACTGGTGCCTATACAGTTCAAGCGATTAGACGTGGACGTACCACTTCCCTTGATACCTCCTTCTCTGCAACAAACCTAGAAGGTCTTATCTCTATTCAACCCGATGGAGTACTCACAGCCAAGATCTTTGGCTTTGCTGAGTCAACCGCTGTGAAGCTCCTAAGCGACTCACCAGCCCCAGTCAATATTACACAACTCGAGTTCCGAGGGATTTACTCCCGCAAGAACTCCTCACTAAGGTGATCTCATGGCCACAAACCTAACCACAGTGAACGTGACGCAAGACGCAGTGTATACTCTTCCGATCTCGTATTCAGAGATTACGCTACTAGCGTCAATCGACAAGACAGAGCAGCTCATTGTACAGCGTACCTCCATTGCTACCATCATGGGTCTAACACTAGACACAGACGAGTACGTCTCATTCGGACGCATTCCGGCAGCGTGGATCACGTTCGACGATACGAACCGAACCATCACAGCAATCACTATTCCTGCGAATAGCGTTGCAACATTTACCGATGGAACAACTGATGACATCCCAGCCCTAGATCCAGCTGAACCACTACAGATTCAACGTCGTACCCTGTACGCCGAACCATATGTTGAGTGGGTAACTGGAACTCGCATTACAGCCGATCAGCTGAATGCAAACACAGAGCAGCTCCTTGGTCTTATCCAAGAGCTACGAGAGCAGATCGACTATTTGCTCGCACGTGATAGCACAAACTTCCAGAACCCAGCAGTGGGTATCCTAGACATGTCCGGTTTCCAAATCATTGGACTACCGGGTATGTACACTGGAACAAATCCAGTAACTCAGGACGACCTAGAAACATACGTCACCGATCTCTTTGGAGTAGCCGACGGCCTAGCTACCCTAGATGACTCCGGTGTTATTCCGGTATCCCAGATTCCCGGAACCATGGGAGCACTACCCGGCTCCTTCTTCGCATCTAACTCCAAGCCAACGCGATCAAGCGGCGGCGACGGGCTATTTGAGTGGGGCAGCTTGTGGTATAACGCCACAAACGGCCGCCTCTATGTATACGTCCACGATGACCGGTACACGGCACTCACGGAAGCATACAACGGCGAAGTCGGTTACTGGATCGACATCAGCACAAACATCTAAAGGATACAAATGCCAGCATTATTCCTAAACTTTCCAGACGCTCCGGCAGACACTGAGCTCTTCCTAGGTGGCAACGGAGTAACTTATGTTTACTCCCTAGCCAACAACTCTTGGACTGTAAACACATCGGTTGCATCTGGAGTAGACAACTCCACCGACCGAGACAATGTCATTGTAAAGCTAAACCGAGTTGGTGGCGTAGTCAACGCACTAGTCCCAGCCATTGGTTTCACACACGACGACAACGGTACCCTGCAAGTCAAGGGTGATGACACCAATCACATCGTCGACATTGCCAACTCCACCGCCACCATTCTCAATTACTTCAACAAGTCCGGTATGCTGAACATCGCGGGTAAGTCTTATTACCAAGCGTCAGCTCCATCCGTATCGGGTGCAGACTACACCGGCTGCCTATGGATCGACTCAGACAACGCAGAGCTATTCCACTGGAGTGGCTCGGCGTGGGTCGCCGTAGGTTCTGGAGTTACCCTTAGCGGGACCCAGACCATCAGTGGCCTTAAGACATTCAGCGCCGACGTGGCACTATCAAGCACCGCTGCCATCATCGGCTCCGGAGTATCGAAGTCCATCATCCTAAAGCCAACCACAACTGGCTCCACCGCAACCACGTCATTCACTTTGACGACCGCTGCGGCTACGTTTGCCCCAGCTGTTGTTGTTGCCTTTAGCCTAATCGACACAGCGACGGTATCTACCGTTCTTGTGGATATGACTACCAATCAAACCGTTGCTGGAATTAAGACCTTCAGCGATCAGGTAAGGATTACCGATAGCATCATGTTCAACGGAGGAACAACTGGTGCTGATTTCAACATCACCAGCAACAGCTCCACCTCTAACGTTGATACGGCTAACATTGTTATCCGAAGCAACGCTAACGCTAGCACCCGGTACATCAAGCTCAACGAGAAGGCCAACACAACCAACGGCGTAACGATTAATCCAAAGAACCCAGACGGCGTTGGCCGAATGTATGTTGCTGGAAACGTGTACGTCGGTGGTAACATTGAGCTCTCCGGTACGGTAACAGCAGCCGCTGGTTTCGCCACCGTGAGTAAGTCAATGGGATCTCTCAGGGCTATGACACCAGCCTCCGGTACCGCCAACATCGTTCCAACCACAATTGGCGCCCTGACCTTCTCACAGGTTATTGGTTCCCCCGGAAACGAGAATGACGGATACATCCGCGTACTCAACTCTAGCACCGCAACAGTCAAGTTCTACGTTTCTCGCCAACAGTCATTGTATTCTGGTGACTACGCCCACAGCGAGCGTAAGATTACTCTCCCTGCCGGTCAGTACCTACAGATTGGACCACAGGTTGCCTACTACTTTGAGACGGTAGATCCAACAGGTCAAGAGAACGTTATGTACGCCAACTCAACCGTTGGCTTTAATCTAGAGGGATCGGAGACACGTAGCATTGGCTTTACTTTCACACTTGCTTCCTGATGCCCTAGACGCGGCAACTCAATCTGGTATTACGGTTGAGCAGCTTATCTTCGTTATTAGTGCTGTGTGCATTCCCGGAATTTCTGCCGTGTTCTACGTCGTAAGTAAGATATCATCTTTGGAAACAAAGCTGACGGCAATTGAGGAATTGCGCACACAGGAAAAGAACAACCTACTGTTTCGCCTCGAGAGAATCGAGGCCCACAATCACGAAATCCGCAACAACGTACAGGCTTTGGCCTTGATGTTTGCGCGGGGAGAAAACAATGATCGCAAGAATAACTCTATGCGCGATTGTGATTAATCTGGTTGGATGCTCGGCTGTCACAGCCATCAACAAGAGCGCCAACAGCATCACATCTATCGCGCAGCAATCTAAGGAAAACTTTGAAGGAATCCGAGACGCCGTCACCTCAAGTCCCCCAAGACTCGACGAAGCCGAAGAAAGATCCAATCAAGGGATTCAACAACAGGCCGAGATCATTAAGAAGTCCCAAGACATCCTCGAGGAAACCTCGAAGGTAAAAGACATCGTCCCATGGTGGGCCCAGCTAGCGGAGATCATCTTCGTTAGTGTGGGCTTGCTCGGGGCGGTTGTCGGAGCTTGGTACCTTGGTCTTGG